TAGGGGTCCTCGATTGGCGAGTAGTCGTCAGTGGACGCCTCGTAGATAAGTTTAACCTTATCTGGAAATTTATGTCGATTAGGACATTCATTGGCATAATGACCTTCTTCACTGCATATCCAACACCTGCATTTCTTTTTACCTTGTGGACAGGCTTTATTTTTACTAGGTTTTCCTTTAGTAAAATATTTTCCTGGTTTAAAGAGTTTTTTCTTTTTTAACCAATTCTTTTTTCGTTTATATTTTTTATACTTTTTTTTATATTTCTTTTGTTTACGAAAAACTTTATCGGAACAACCGAAATTCATAATTGTTGTTTCTGTGTTTTTAGCACAGCAGTTTTTGTTAAATTTCTTTAACTGTTTTTGCTTTAAATTAAAATCACAAATCTTTGCAATTTCTTCTTTAATTAGTCTAGTAGCAAATGCTAAACTATACCCTGTTGTAGGTGTTCTTTCTTTAAGCCATCTTTCTTTAGCTTTTTCTCCAACAATAGGGATTTTCATTAAATAGACGTCAACCCATTGTGGATATTCACTAGCGTCTAGTTTATAAAGATTTGTTTCAAATAAACAAGTAAAGTCATCTAGATGACAAATATCACATAATTGTGCTTTTGTGAGAATCTCTCGAGCTTTTTCTCGAGCCTTTTGATTTTCAAAATCTTTGTTTGATACGTAATCAAGACCAATAAACATGGTATAAAGTGCATCAATAATAGTATCATATAAATCAATACCATGAAGGTCTTCTGATTTCCATGTAGTATTCTTGATGAATTGTTTGATGTTTCCTTCTGAACTATGTTCGAGGAGAAGCAAAACTGCCTTTCCTGAGGAATAATCATCTGTGTTTGATTGAATGATTAGGCTCATTGCTGTAGCCCATCTGTCAATTATCCTTTGTCTATCCCTGAGATCATAGACACAGTTGAGATTTATAATGTTAGGATTAACATTAGTATTAGTAATTTTACCAGGATTAACAATGCATGTTGTATAAGAATTGTCATAATTGGTATAACTCTGTCGAGAGTTTTTTTTTGTATAGTTTCGGTTAGAACTTTCTTGTTCCATTCGAGCATTTTGTCTGAACGACTGTTCATCTTCAGAAGAAGTTTCTGTGACTGGTTCGTCTAGGTTGACGTTGATACGAGCATCAAGAATTTCTTCAGGAAAGTATCTTTTGACCAGTTCTGGGTCAGTGTTGAATCGCTGTTCGCATTCATTGTCTTCTAAGGACATTAACTGGACAAGTTCTTGAACATCGTCCCTGTTTCCGAGCGTATCCCAAAAGATAGTCTCGAGTTTTTCCATGCGAGTTGTCATGGTTCTTTTTTAGAAACACCGTAGGGCCTGGTAAGGGCATTTGGGTTTCCTGATGATCCTAGACCTGCATTTCCAACTTGAAAATTGGGGTAAGAATACCTTTGAAAGCTACTGCCTCTGCTTGTAGTTTCAGGTTCCTTTTTTGGAGTTTTTCTTAGTTCTGCAACTAATTCTTTAGTGCATTCACATGCATCTATCTTATCACCAATATCTTTGATGATCTTTGCTGCGATCACATTGAGGACATCATTCTCTTCTGGTCCTTTATTTCTTCGGAGTTCATCTACCTTGTTATGAAGGTCTTTGAGAAGATCTTCTAATTTTGCAAGTGTTGTTGTTGTCATCCAACTAGTTGCTTAATAGAATCTTTGATCGTTGTGATCTTTTCATCAAAGTCTTTGATGAGTTCTTCTAACCTGTGTTCTATAATAAGAAGTTGTATTTGCTTTTCGATAGTCGAAAGCGATTGGATTAGAACATCTAATTTTTGTGAATTTGTAATTTCAGAAGGACTTTCTTCTGGAATATAAATGTTTAAGTCTGTAAAAAACTTATTCCAAGGACTTGCCTTTTTACGGAGTGTATTACTACAGTCTTTTTCAATACCAAAATAAGATAATAATTTTGCTAGTTTATACCAGCATCTTCCAACAATTTGATTTATGTTGTTTGTTTGGTTAGTAATCTTTTGTAGATTGGGTAATCTTGAAGAAAACAAATAAAACCGTGGTTTTTTATTATCATCTAGAGATTTAAACTTTAAAAGTTTTCCTTTTTTATAAAGGTGTGGAAAATCCAAAGTATTATTTTGCGGATTATTAGTCATCGCAAATTTTGTTAAGTTTTTCACCTAACATATCTATTCTTGTAGATACTGATCGAAGCATTGCGCTATCGGTATATGTAGGTCTTTTAGACTTACTTGACT